GGGGGGGGGGGGAAGGCGGATTATATGACCGCTTTATTCTAGTAAAAGCACGCAACTCCTCCAGCATTGCAACACAATCCTCTCTGCTTTGCTCTGCCTTGCTTTGCCTTGTTGCAAATAGATGTGCGAGGTGCATGGTCTGCACCCCAGGGTTATTAAATGCGCTGCGTGTATGTGTATGTGTATCCACTTACATAACTTTGCTAGTCCTCGCCCCCCTCATTGTGGCTCTGACCTGCGCTTTTGTACATATTTGTACTGATTTACTATAGTGTGGCGTAAATCACATGGACAGAAGTGTCCGCTAAGGACCTTCTGGACACCTATAGTATAAGTGAGAGGCGAAATTATCGGAGCCTCCGTAAGTTAACTACGACCCCCAAGGGTCGTCACCTAGTATTAGCCCTAACCTACGGGCTTCGTTTGAACTTCGCCCTTCGGTTATATCTTTAGCCCAAGGCTCCCTACAGTCCGCCTTGGAGAACCTATGGAAAGAAAACGCATAACCTCCGCCTCGCATAAAAGCGATGCCATAAAAAGGCAAATCATAGATTTTCTTATGCAGGGCTACTCAGTGCAGAAGGCTATGGATGCAGTAGGTCGCTCAGTTAAGACTTATGAGTACTACCGAAAGGTAGACTCTGAATTTTCTATTGCTGTAGACAAAGTTCGCTCTATGACAGCAAGAGGTGAGATAGGCAATGCAAGAGGGGAAGTACCACCCTTCCCCCAGTTCTCCGAAAAATATCTCGGAACCAGAGTTTTTAAACATCAACAGCATTGGATAGATTTATTAGAAGATAGACAGCCTACGGATGTCCATGACTCTATAACTTACGAACAAGGTGCACAGGATTTACTTATAGTAAACACCCCACCTGAGCACGCCAAGTCAACAACCATTACGGTCAACTATGCCGTATACCGAATTTGCCAAAACCCCAATATCAGAATAATGATTGTGTCTAAGACACAGGCTATGGCGCAAAAGTTCCTGCTCTCCATCAAGAACAGATTAACACATCCTAAATATCAGGACCTACAATTAACCTTTGGACCTCCAGGGGGCTTTGAAAAAAATTCTGATTCATGGAAGCAGGACTTAATTTACCTATCCTCAGAGGCTCGTGACTCTGGCGAGAAAGACCCCACCGTACAGGCTATAGGTGTAAGGGGTCATATCTACGGTGCTCGTGCTGATTTAATTATCATGGATGACTGTGTGGACAATACCAACGCCCATGAATTTGAAAAGCAAATTGACTGGGTTCAGTCTGAGGTTATGTCCCGTATTGATGATAACAACGGCAAACTTTTAATTATAGGCACTCGCCTACGACCAAGAGATTTATACTCTGAACTACGCGACCCCATGCGCTACCCAGATGAGTCCTCACCTTGGACTTACTTCGCACAACCTGCCGTATTAGAATTTAATGAGGACCCTGATAAGTGGGTAACCCTATGGGGAAAAACTAATCTACCACCCAACTCTGGTATGGGTAAACCTGATGCAGATGGTTTATACCGCAAGTGGGATGGGCAAGCGCTACATAAACGCAGGGCAAGATTATCTCCTAACTTATGGGCAATGGTCTACCAACAACAACAGGTGCATGAAGATTCAGCATTTCCATCTGAGGCTATTAAGGGAGTTATCAACGGCGCTCGTAATATTGGGCGTATACCTAAAGGCAAGTCTGGTGTAAGACCTAACGGTATGGATGGACTTATTACTATCGCAGGACTTGACCCAGCAGGCTCAGGCTACACCGCAGCCATCTGTATAGGTTTAGATATATCTACCCAGAAGCGTTACCTAATAGATGTATCAAATGTGGCTGGCATGAAGCCAGATGAAATTAGAGAATTAATTAAAAACTGGACTGACGATTATCAGATTTCTGAGTGGCGAGTTGAGAAAAATGCTTTCCAAACGATGTTGACTCAGGACCGTGAGGTACGAGAATACCTTTCGTCACGAGGTGCAACATTGCGAGAACACCATACAGGTCAAAACAAATGGGATACGAACTTCGGGGTTGCATCTCTGACGACACTATTCCATGGTTGGCAAGAAGGAAATGCTCTTATTGAATTTCCATCAAGCCATGCCTCTGAAGGTCTTAAAGCACTTATAGAACAATTAGTAACTTGGTACCCAGATGCACCAAAAAGTCAAAAGACAGACACAGTTATGGCGTTCTGGTTTGCAGAACTTGGATGTCGTGACAGAGTAGCAAATGCAAATTCCTTTGCCCGTACTCATAATAGTATCAATATGTTTCATACCCGTTATGACCGCTCACGACAGATGACTGTCCAACTAGACGACATATACTCATAGAACAGGATTAGTGTGGCACTTTCTTTAGATGATATTAAAACAAATTATGACCGCTACAAGCAGGTTTTCTCTGAAAGAGATACCCGTATGGAGCAGGTTCTACTTGTTCGTAAGGGCAGGATGCGGGATGTATTCCCAGATTTATTTCCTGATGGTCCCTTTGAGAACCCTATTGTTGCAAATATGGTTGACATTGCAGCCCGTGATTTGTCTGAAGTTATTGCACCTCTTCCTGCCTTTAACTGCAATTCACCCACTATGGTTTCCGAAAAAGAACGCAAGAAGGCTGATAAGCGTGAGGAAATTGTAAACGGAATTATAGATTTTTCCGATATACAAACCCAGATGTTTACTGCTGCTGACCGTTATGTGTCATACGGATTTGTTCCAGCACAGATTGAAATTGACTTAGATAACAATATGCCAAGAATCCGTTTCTTAGATTCAGTAGGTTGCTATCCAATCATTGACCGCTTTGGCAAAGTTCATGGCATGTACCAAAGAATTAAGAAATCACTAGCAGAGTTAATGGCTGCATACCCAGAGTATGCCCACTTGTTATATGACAAAGACTCTACCAATACAATGCTAGAGATTATTCGCTACCATGATAAAGACCAAGATATATTATTTGTTCCACAGCGCAATAACCTAGTTATTGACAGAGCACCAAATCCTATTGGTGAAGTAATGATTCGTATTATTCAACGACCATCCCTTGACTCTGAGTCCCGTGGACAATTTGACGATGTACTTGCAATTCAAGTTGCTAAGGCTCGTTATGCACTTCTTTCACTTGAGGCTGCTACTAAAGCAGTTCAAGCCCCCCTTGTCGCCCCACGAGATGTAAGTGAGATTGCCCTTGGACCAGATTCCGTTATTAGAACTGACCGCCCTTCAGATGTTCGCCGACTCTCTATTGACATACCACCAGGTGCTTTCGCTCAACAACAGGTACTTGAAGGAGAACTTCGTTTAGGTTCTCGTTATCCTGAGTCACGCACAGGAAACATTGATGCCTCTATTGTTACAGGTCGTGGTGTGCAGGCTCTTATGGGTGGCTTTGATACCCAGATTAAAACTGCTCATGCAATGTTTGCTCGTGCCTTTGTAGAACTTATTGGTTTAGCACTTAAGGTAGATGAAACAGTTTTTGGTGACACAGAAAAATCTTTGCGTGGTGTACGCAATGGAGTTCCATACGCAATTAAATACAAGCCATCTCGTGATATAGATGGTGATTACACTGTAGATGTCCAGTACGGACTCATGGCAGGTCTTGACCCTAACCGTGCATTAGTATTTGGTTTACAGGCTCGCGGAGATAAATTAATATCTCGTGACTTCTTACGCCGTCAAATGCCGTTCTCTTTCAATGCAACACAAGAAGAAGAAAAGGTTGACACCGAAGATTTACGCGATGCAATGAAGCAGGCTATTGCATCCTATGCACAAGCAATCCCAGCACTTGCATCACAAGGACAAGACCCATCAGATATTTTGTACAAACTTTCTACCGTTATTAATGAACGCCAAAAGGGTACACCTATTGAACAGGCGGTATCTGAGGCGTTTCAGCCACAGAATCCCCCACCTGGAGCAATGATGACCCCTGATGGCGTAAGTCCCGAAATGCTTGGGCAAGCAGGTGCGGTCCCTCCAGGTGAGGGGCAACTTCCTCTAGGTTTAAGCGCTACAGGTCGTATGCAAGGTGTTGCTGCTGGACAAATAACCCCAGGCGGTAGACCAGATGTTCAGTCGCTTTTAGCAAGTTTAACTCAGAGAGGTGAACCTAATCTTCAGGCTTCCCTCGTTAGACGACTACCAGTTGCATAAGGAGGTGAATAAATGAAGAAGTCCTTATCAGGAGGAAAGAAGCCTAAGAACCAAGGTTCAGCAGGCAAGGCTCCAACCCAAAAACCAATGTTGGCTAAGAAAGCATCATCAAAGGGTGGCAAAGTATATTTCTCAAGCAATCCAAGCGGAACTCGCGGTTCACGCAGTAAGTAATTAATAAACCTGAGTAAGTTTGAAAACTGCTCATAATATTCTAAACGCTCAAATGGCGGAAGGTAATAATGGCAAAGGCTAAAAACGAAAATTTTAAGGTGTCCGCAACAGGCGGTGCTGGAACTGATGGACAACCTGCAAGTTATGCAGCAGGTATTGATGGCGCACAAGATTTTTATGATTTACAAACTCAAGCAAAAATGTCAGGACAGAATACTGCTCTTAATTTAAAAGCACCTAATCAAACATTTGAACCTAAAATTGATACAAGTGGAATAGTCCCACTTAATGCCCCTACTCAATATCCAGAAGAAGGTGTTGATACTGGAGGAATACTTGGACCAAATGCTGGTGAAGAAGTTATGGCAGCACCCGCTATGCTTCGTGCACAAAATAGTCAAGACATTGCACAGTTAGCAGCAAGTCTACCTTTTTACGCAAAGATTGCAGAAAGTCCAAACGCATCAAATTCTTTTCGTAATTGGTACCGTTATATCCGTAGCCAAGTTGAAGGTATCGGATGAGTTGGGTTAAAAACCTTGGCAGTATGGCAAAGACGGTTGTTGACTTTACAGGAGTACCAGGTTTAATTAAAGATTTATCAACCTCTGGTAGCAACGATGACCCTTGGTATGTTGATGGTGTTAACTTTGTAAAGAACACAGTTAAAGTAGCAACAACCCCAGTTCGTGCTGCGGTTACTGGTCTATTTGCTGCTGGTGAGGCTTCATACGAACTTGGTGGGAAAGTACGCCGTGAAGGTGTTGAAGCAATCCTTGACCAGCCTTTCATGTATAACAAATTTAAAGCACCAGGTGAATCTTATTCAGATTACACATTGCGTGTAGAAAACGAAAAAGAAAATATTTCTCCGTTTCAAGCAGCACTTTCAGTGCTCTCTCCAGGTCGCACCTCTGGGGATAGAAGCGGTTGGTTCCAAGAGTGGACCGACAATAATCTTAAATTCATGTCTACAGGTTTTGATGTCTTTAACCAAGAAGATAGAGATACAGCCTTTCGTGACCAATACACAGGAAAATTTCTTTCTGGTATCGGAGATTTTACTACCTCGGTAATTGTTGACCCATTAACCTTTGCAGGCTTTTTAGGTAAGGGTGCAGTTATTATTGCCAAGGCTCCAATGCTTGACCAAATTCAAGGCAAAACAGCCCGTGCTGTATTTGGAAAATTTGCCATGACTGAGGAACGATTAGATAATATTCTTATTGAAGCACTTGATGGTAAGGGTGAAGCACTTACTGACATTGACTTTCTTGTTGGTAGTAACGCTCGTGAGCAATATAAATACTGGCGCAAAAAGAAAGTTACAAACCCTGATGCAATGGCATATTTGTTTGGTCGCGCTGCTAGTAGAGAAGAAGTTGTAGATACTTTCCGTGCTGTTATGTATCGTGACCCAAAATCTATTTCAACGATTGCTTCAAAAGACGAAGAAGCAGCCCTTATTTTAGATGCTTCAAATCCAATTTCTCATCCTCAGCGGCAATTTCTTGAAGGTAAAACAGATGGTGATTTAATCACATCACAAGAATACAATCGCGCTACTGGTTCATATATTACAAAGTTAACTGATGAAGCAAGTGAATCATACGACCAGCGTTTTGCAACTGCATTAGCAGATACTCGCACTGGTGGTCAATTAAAATATGGATTTAGTCGCGGACCTTGGGAAGGCAAACTTGCCCAAAAATCAAAGAAAGATGCCCAGGCTGTATTTGCAGAAGCAGATAGCGTAATTTTTCAAAAGACTAGCCTTCACCCAATAATTAAAGTTGTTAATTACTTTACTAAAGAATTACCAAGTGGTGTATTTAATGTAAACGATGGCGATTCTTATATTGAGTTTAATGCTTTTTTGCGTGAGGCTAATGAATTATCTAAAGGTCGTTTTGGTGCTCAAGGAGCAGCATTTGCTGATAGATATTTAGCAGCAGTTTCTACTGGTGAGCGTAATGCAATTATCCAACAGGCTGAAAAGGCTGCAATGGCTACATTGTTTCCTAACTATGACCAACAAACTATGGATAAGTTATACATGGTTTTTGATGCTCGTAGAGCATCCAGAATTAATCAACACCGCAACCAAGGTTTTGTTTCTTATTTAGAAAACGGTCAAGTTGTAAATGCTATTTCTCCTATTTTACAACGAGAGTCAGCCAATACTGTAATTATCGCAGATTTAAGAAAATTAAAGCGTGCGATTGATACGCATGAAAGTATATTACCAGGACTTTTAGATGGATTAAATATAGAAGATTTAACCTTAAGAACTAAAAAAGGTTTAAGTACTCTTGCTACATTTAATGACATTTTTAAAACTTCAGTTCTTATGCGTCTTGGTTATACTGTTCGTAACCTTACTGAAGCACAATTATCTATGATGGCTAAAGGTTTTGCCCTACCAGCAATGGTAGCAGCAGGTGGACCAGATGCAGTAAAACGATTTTTTGCTAATCGCAAAGTTGGTTTTAATAGGTTAATTGATAATGTAAATGTTTCTGCTGGCAGAATTGATGACATTAACACTCTTAATTATCAGTTTGCTTCAGGCACAGACAGACTTCGTTCTATAGAAATGAGTAAAAAAGAACTTGCTAAAGCAGTTGCTGACCGCATTGGAGATTTAGAAAAAGATATATTTAAATTACGCCTTACTCCAGGTGTAGGACCACTAACTGCAGAAGATGAAATTCGTACTCTTCGTGGTGTATTATCTGACTTAGAATCTGTAACTCTTTATCACGGTAGCGCAGATGCAGCATTTCAATTAAATGAAGCAAAGGTTCTTGCAACATCTGCATCCCCTGCAATCGCTGGTCGTTACTCTGAGGGTTTTACAATTCACTCAACTGAAAATTATTTAGAAACACCAACAGGTGCCCGCCCTGGTCGTTTAGGTCAAAAACCAACTGATGCTTCTGGTCAACTTAAACCACTAGTTGAAGAAGAAGAAATTAAGCGTTTAAATCCAAATATGAAAGAAGATTTTGGAAATATAAAAAACGCAGCATTAGTTAAAACAGATTTTGTTAAAAAGTTTATTGAGTTTAATCGTGCTGGACTTGAAGCAACCCCAGATTATAGTGCTAAAACCATTGCAAGCATTACACAAGATTTAAAGTCTGGCAAAGGGTTTACAGACCCTATAGTTTTAGCATATTCTGTTGATGACAATGGAAAATTGTTATTAAAACTAACAGAAGGAAATCACAGGATTCAAGCAGCATTAAATGCTAACCTTGATTTTGTTCCAGTTAAAATTGTTAGAGCCTATAACAGTGAAAAGAATCTAAAACCTACTGGTTTAATT